ATGGCAACTCGCTGGACCCCCCCACTCCCCTCTTTGGGACGGGCGGGGCCCAGAATCCTCGTGGAACCAAGTTCCACGTACCTCCATAAATTGGAGGATTACTACTGCGAATTTCGCAGTTGCGCCTCAATATTTGAGAGGCGCGTTTCTCCTGGTTTCCAGGAGAAGGTTTTGAGGGTGCGTAATGCACCCGCATTCTTGGATCAATTTGAACCAAGACAACAGAAGTCTTTACTTCTGAGGAACTTGTACTATCGTACAAGTAGGCATTTTGCAACAAAGTTGCAATTTGAACTCGACCAAGGTAAACTTGGCCGGGTCAGGCAGTGGTGGCATACAGCCGACGCCACTGTCTTGCCTCTATTGATTAGCTCCATAGAGGAACCGGCCCACGATGAAGTGGACCATCTAACGCGCTGGGCGTTAGAAAACTGTGCAAACAATTATGCACTGTTCCAGAGAGATTTTAAATCTCTCAAGAAGGCGATGCGTAAAGCATTCGCCCTCAAGGGACACATTGACGATGTCCCGTGTAAGGCAACTATGTTGCCTTATCTGAGATCCTGTCAAAAGAAGCAGGATTTCGACGGACCCACCGACTTTGGTAGGTACGTATTGCTCTGGACTCAAACCAGGGCCACAGGGCTCGCAGACAATAAAATGCTGCGAACCTCCATTGAGAAATTTATCTCAACGGTATCTACGCCTTCAGAGAAGGTGCAGATGGACCCAGCGGTCTTGATTGAAACGCTGGGTGGAGCGAGGGATGCTGATCCCTCGAAGGCAGTCCTATCTGTAGGGACTACCGCGTGTTTGGAAATGACGCGCGCGAAGGGTGGTAAGACCACCTTTCTTCAGCAGCTTGCAAGAAGCAAGTCGCTAAAGGCTCGATATAATTTCGAGACCTTGGAGCCGGAGTATATAACCCCGGCTCCTGTCCGAACATCGGAAGATGTTTTGAACTGGGCGGTGCATAACATATTGCACCATCCTGCATACGTACGTTGCGTACGTGTGCACGTCGTCGCTGAGCCAGGAAAGGCCAGAACGATCACGGTCGCACCTTATGCGTACCAGGTTCTCATGGGCATATTTGCACATGTATACCAAGCAACCCTTAAATCGAAAGGGGTGCAATCCGGCCTGCGAGCAGACCGGCATCTGTGGAGATTTCTCCAACAGACTCTCAATCCTCAAAACGAGAATTGGGACACATTGCATGAAGGCAATGTGTATGCGCTCTCGACTGACTTGTCGGAGGCGACTGACTTTGGCAACAAAGATGTAGCCAGAGAAGTCTTACATTACATGATAAGGCTAACCCCAGGTATGCCTAGGGGATTGTCAGTGCTTATGAAAACACTGTACTGCTCAAAGCGTTATTGCTTTGTGCCACAGGGCCAAGGGTTTGGCCTTGTCACAGCCAAGAGATCTTGGTTGATGGGCGACATGATGACAAAATTCATGTTGACTGTAGTCCATGACTACTGTTGCAGACTCAGTCTGCTTTCCACCTACACGCTTGTAGGGGATGATGAGATAGCTTTAAGTTCTCATCCAAAGCAATTGAGTAATCATTTGCTTAATCTTGAAAAATTTTTCAAGATATCAGAAGATGACACATACATCTCTGAACACTTCGCATTTTACTGTGAAGAGGGTACCATTTTGCCGCAATATGCGCATGATACCAACCACGTCCGTATGAGACGGGGTAAGGAGCTCCTATATTTGGATTATCCTAGGATCAGACTTCTGATCCCTACGCAACTGGAAACAGATGCGTATTCTGCCACAAATCAGGGCAGATTCGCGCTCTTAGGAAAGGAGTCGCGGTGGGTTAACCAAGTTAACCAGGACGCCAAGCTTCATTTTGCAATGGCGTCGCTTTACCAGCACATACTGGTACCGCAGGACAGAGACACTCTCTGCCCATTCACCCCCCTAGAAATGGGTGGTGATGGAGGATTCCCGCATTCGCCGGAGTTCCTCAAGAGGGTCGTGGATGATAAGGCCCACAACCCTCGCGAGACAAAATTTAGAATGGTCTCGCTACTAAACAATATGTTTAGCCACAAGTTCGTCAGATCTGACAGACTTGACAAAGTGGTACACAAGCACCACTTATACCTTCCAAAACTGGAAGGTCTCAAGGGGTTATTGCCCCCTGAAGCAGTCCTTGAGCCAAGGACTGAGGAAGCGAAGATAATGCTTCGCTCCATG